AGGAAGATGAAAAAGGTCTTGTCTTTGAGGCTCAGATTGCCAAAACGCAATTGGGTATGGATGTCATTGAACTAATCAAAGCCGGGGTAATTACCGAAAACTCTGTTGGGATTCTACCCATCCAAAAAGAAATGGTAAATGGTAGGCGTGAGATTAACGAGGTGAAACTGTATGAGGTTTCTGCCGTTACACTTGCCGCCAACGACCAAGCAATGATTTTGGATGTCAAGGGCAACGTTGACCCAAATAAAGTAATTAAGCGATATGATAATATTGCAAAATTAGTCCGCAAAGGGAATATATCTGATGAACTTGGGTACACTCTTGAGGCGGAGATATTAAAATTGAAATCTATTTTTATGAATATGACCACTTCGCCAACTGACATTGAGGTTACGAAGCCGGAAGTCGTGAAAGGGGATTCAACCGAGATTTTAAACTATTTGTCTAACGTTCTAAAAAAATAAGATATGAACGAGGAAATCAAAAATCAATTAGACCAAATCGGTGACATCGTAGATTCTAAGATTGAAAAGGCTTTCAACCAAGCGCAAGATAATGCCAAAGGTGAAGTCGAGTCAAGTCTTAAAAGCGAGATCACAAATTTGACTAATGATTACAATGAAAAGATGGAAGCCGCTACAAAGCGAATGGATGCCATCGAAATGGAAAGCAAAAAAACGCTTTCAGGAGTAAACTCAAAAACTTTTAAAGGTCAAATCGAATCTGCCATCAAAGATGGTGCAATCGATGCCCTTGTAAAAGGTAACACCAACGCCGCAAGATTTGAAATCAAAGCCGGTGATATGACAATGGCGAATGCCTATACTGGTGTTGTTGCTGGAGAAACTGTAATTTCAGACTTCAAATTCGACCCTTCAAGAAGTGTACACATCAGAACTTTGTTGCCTATCGGAAACACCGATGCTCAAACAATTAGATTCCCTAAAGAATCTGCTTATGATGATGGTGCCGCCGCAACTGCTCAAGGTTCAACTCTTGGTGCATCTGATTTTGACATTACTGCTACAAGCGTAAATGTTGAGAAAATCGGGACATTTATGAGAATAACTGAAGAGATGTTGAATGATACTCCCGGATTATCTTCTTACCTATCGGCAAGAGTACCCGGAAAAGTATTGTCTGTTGAAGATACTGAAATCCTTAATGGTGATGGTTCTTCCCCAAACCTTGATGGTCTATTCACCGATGGTGCCGCTTTTGTCACTTCAGGTGGTGCGTTTGATGATGCGGTCGAGTCTGCAAATGAATTTGATGTACTTATTGCCGCATTGAACCAATTGGCACTTGCTAACTATCAAGCCGACACGATTCTTTTGAATCCAACCGATTTCCATAAAATCGTATTGCTTAAATCTACTGCCAACGAATATTTGAAAAATCAAATCATTCAAGGTATTCAACCAGCAATCAATGGTGTGCCAATTACATTGAACACCGCCGTTACTGCCGGGAAATTCCTTGTTGGTAACTTGGCTCAAGCATCTCAACTTTGGGTGCGTGATGGACTTGGAATCGAATTTTCAAGGGAAGATTCAACCAACTTTAGAGATGGATTTGTTACTGTTAGAGCGCAAGAGCGTGTGGCACTTACAAACTATTCTCCTAATGCAATCGTACAAGGTACGTTCTCAACTGCTAAAGCGGCACTTGAAACTCCTTAATCTAACGATTAGTTTTGAACTTGAAAGGGTGGTCATATCGACTGCCCTTTTTGGGTTTAAGAAAAAAAACATATAATATTTTTTATATTATAAAATAAATTATATATTTACACCATAATTAAAACAATTATTATGTATCAATTACCATCATTAAAAGACATTAAACATTGCAGACCAAGTGTTTATTTATTTCAAACATTAAAAGAAGTAAAAGAGTTTCAGAAAAATTGCAGAACCTTAAAAGATTTTAATGCATCTGAAAAAATAATAAAAGAAATAAACTCAAAAATAAAATAAAACCAACCGGGGGCGTTGCCGCCCCCAATTATTTAATTATTATGGATAAATATAACCCACCAAAAACATCATTAAGAAGTAATAAAGAGGGAAATTCTTTTGTTGTTATTTCCTACGATGGATTAAATTTTAAAGAAAAATATTTTACAAATTTTAAAGAGGCATCAGGATATCAAAACACCTTAAAATAATATTTGGCTCTCATGAGCCAAATATATTGTTTAACCAAAAATTAAATTATGAGAAATCAAAATGAATACAGAATACAAGATACACCGGAATATATAATGGTGAAAAGAATTACCAATGAGGAAAATCGCAAAAACATCATTGAGGCATTAAAATCGTTTGCAATATTATTGACCGCATTTTTCATTTCAATATGGTTGTTCACAAATTTTCTTTTAAATATCGAAACCATCATCGATTGGTGGAATAACTTTCACATTGAAATATTTTTAATAGATATAATAATATGGCTGAAAAAGATAATTTCCTAAGTAAGAAAAAGGATATGCATATCCATCGGCATATCAACATAAATCAAAATATTGTTAATATTAAAAAATTTAATAAATTAGTAAATAAATTAAATTAGTTTTTTAAAATTTAATAAATTAGTAAATAAATTAAATTAGTTTTTTTTTGTTTGATAAACGGAAATGTCCGCCATTAAGTTGGTGGGCATTTTTTTTTATACCTTTACATTAAACCAATAAATTGAATAATAATCAAAGAGGGTGTTTTAGTGAATACCTTTTTGCAACTGAATGCATAAAGAGGGGGTATAATGTTTCAATGCCTTTGTCGGATGCCTCAATTTATGATTGCGTGGTTGATAATGGCGAAAACTTATTCAAAATCCAAATCAAATCCACGATAAAACTTCCGGTAAAAGATACCATTACAACAATACAAGTGCCGTTGCAAAATTCAAAAAGGGTTTACACAACAGAAAACGTGGATTACTTTGCGGTGTATGTTTATCATCTTGAGGGGTTTTTTATATTTAAAAACGAAGGCAATATGCAGTCAGTAAGATTGTCACTTGTAGGTAAATATTCCAAAAATTTTAATAACTTTGTATTCACAAGGGACACTCAATCCCATCAATGATTCATTTTTAATTGTTTTGTGAATTATTTTATAAGTTTGGTTAGTAAAGGGTAGCATTTAAGTGTTGCCCTTTTTTTTTATCTTTGTGGAAATAACATATTATGAAAATATTAATGAAAAAAAGCGTTCTATCCTCTGAGGGATGGCGTTGGGAGGAAAAGGTTTACGATGTTGACAACAAGGTTGCATCGGATTATATCAAAAAAGGAATCGGCGTTGAATTTGTCGAAGAAGTAAAAGAGGAAAAAAAAGTAAAAGAAACAAAGGAAAACAAAGTGGCAAGAAAAAGAACCACTAAAAAATCCAAATAAATGCCTTACACCAAGAACACTTATTTCAGCGACCCACCGATTACATTTCAACCGCAAATGAAAATCAATTCCACGACTGGAAGTGAAATCATTACTGCGGCAAATGTCAAGGATTTTGCAAGGATTGATACCACGGCAGATGATACCATTATCGGTCAGATGATCATCCAAGCGAGAATCGTGGCGGAAAATTACATTTCCAAGGATATTGTGGCAAAAAATAGAACTTACTATTTGCCATTCGCCAACACAAGAATCGCATTGCCTTTCGCCCCGGTTGCATCTATTTCATCGGCAACCGTTGATGGAACTGCCGCAACATATTCGGCAAAAGGATTGGATAATGAAATAATCGAATTGAACGAACTACCGGCAAAGGAAGTAAAAATCACTTACATCACAACCGGACTTGATGATTCGTTTTTGAAACAAGCGTTGTTGCAAATGGCAACGACCTATTATGACAACCGGTCTGATTTTGTAGTTGGGGAATCAGTAAACGAAATCCCAACAAGTGCAATGGATTTGTTGTCATCATATAAAACCGTGTTTATTTAATGGATGCCGGGAAACTTGATACAAGGGTTGAAGTAAGGCGATTGACAAAGACCGCCGACACTTATGGGGGTTACACCTCAACAACGGCAACCGCATCGACTATATGGGCATACAAAAGGGAAACAAGCGGTGATATTAACCAAGAGAATGGAAAGCGTAGGCGTGAACTTGACATTGAGTTAATCGTTCGCAAAAAAACCGCCGACACTATCTTGAACACCGACCTTTTGAAAATTCAAAATGTATCCGGGGAATATCGTATCAACGGTAAATTTGAATCCGGTTACAAATATTATACAACCATAAAAGCCACAAAAATTGATTAGTGTTAAAATCAAAAAGAGCGATTTAAATGATTTGAACCGAAAACTCAATCAACTCAAAAGTTTTTCAAAAGAGGGACTTTCAAAAGAGATTGGCGATACTGCGGCTTTTTCGGCGGCAAGAATGAAAAAAACGGTTGTATATGATAAATCTGATTTAAAGAAACAAATCGGATTTGGTAGAATGGGCAAAATGGCAAGGGTGTTTTCAAAGACTTTTTATTCGCCATTTGTTGAGTTTGGAACAAGGGATGGGAATATGAAATTTGATGATATGTTGGCACTTGGTATTCCAAAAAGTTATGCCGAGCAATTCAAGGCAAATCCGCTAAAAAAGAAAACCAACCAAAACGCAAGACCTTTTTTCTTTTCATCGGTAAGGGTAGAACTCAAAAGCCTTATGGAAAGACTTGACAGAAGATTAAATAATTTGACACGATGAACGAGGCACTTCAATTTATAAGAAAAGCGATTTTAAGCCGTTTAACGGATGCAATTTCAATTGGTGGCAGTTATGTCCCAATTTATAACAGAGTGCCATCTGATGCATCTGAACCCTATATACGCATCTTTTCGGTAAGTAATAACGAAAGCGATTTCAATACCACAAGTTTTATTTCCGAATGTGTTATAAGATTGGAGGTTGTCACGGCGTTTGATTCTGATTCAGGGGGCGAATTGCAATCCAATCAGATAGTAAGTGAAATTTTAAATTTAGTGCGAACGAGGTCGGGTGGTTATTATGATTTATCAAGCGATGGGTTTAATGTGATAACTTGCACAAATAATGGTGTAACATATTTTGAAGATGACTTGGAAGATAAAACTTATTTCCGGGCGATTGTCGAAATATCTAATAAAATAGAAAAAATCTAATGGCTGATTTTAAGATTTACGGAATAAATATCGGAGCAATATTTTTATCATTGTCAGATGTGAATCCAATACTGCAAACCCTTGTACTGGTAGCATCTTTGGTTTATACAATTATTAACATAACTCAAAAACTGAAAAAATGAAAATGCCTACAAACGGAGTGGCAAAAGACATCAGACATTTTGCCGGGAGTCTATTGGTTTTTTTCTTAGTGGTTTTGATATTATTTTATCTTACAAAATATCAAATCCCAAGTGAAAATGCTCAAATTGTAAACACATTAATCGGTATGATAGCGGCATCCATTGCGATGGTGATCGCAAGTATTACCGGAAGGAACCCGGATGATTTAGATGCGGCAAAAAAGAAGATTTCAAATCTTGAGATGAAAATTGAAATGCTTGTCCAAGCAAAAGACACCTTGGAGGAAATGCTTATAAAAGTACAAGATGACACGATTGACCGGCTACTTCTAAACAAGGCTATGAAATACGATAATAAATGCGACTGTAAAAAATGAGTTTAAGGTTTTTTAAATATGAGGAATTTGATTCGCCTGATGTTCACGATAGTGGTAGGTATATGGATGCTGAATTTTTGGCAATGCTCGACAATGCCCGTAAAATTGGGGGAATACCCTTTAAAATCAATTCGGGGTGGCGGACAATCGAACATAATCAAAAAGTTGGAGGAAAACCAAACTCAAGCCATATTGTTGGAAAAGCAGTTGACATTGCAGTTAAAAATTCAAGAGAAAGAGGAATCATTTTGTCAGCACTTCAAAAGGCTGGATTTAATCGATTCGGAGTTGGTAAAACTTTCATCCACGTTGACAATGATGGAACTGACTTTCCCGATGGTGTCAAAGACCCCAACGTTTTATGGTTATATAGCTAACACGGTAGGAAGTACACTATGCCTAAAAAGAAATTCAAAGACACGGCAGTAGGTTCTTTCCTACTTCAAAAGATTCCAAAGGTAGTCGGTGCGATTGCCGAGGATACTCCAATTGGAAACGTAATAGAAGCGATTATTGGTGGGTCAGATATGAGTGCGGAGGATAAAGACATTGCACTTGAAAAACTACGATTAGAACGTGCCGAAATGGATGGGGTAACTCGTAGGTGGGTTGCCGATAGTAGAAGTGGATGGTTGGCACAAAATGTGCGACCTTTGACTTTATGTTTTTTTACAATTTCTTACATCGTTGGTTGGTATATGGAATATGATTTGACAACAATCACCGGTTTGATGCAAGTGATCCTCGGAGGGTATTTCGGGAGTCGTGGGGTTGAAAAAGTGTTCGGAAATAAACTCCATAAATAATGGCAAAGAAAATAATTGATAATTTTGTAAAAGCCACAAAAAGAAAACGCCCCGGTGTCCATTCAAAGAATGCATCAATAAATCAAAAAGGGTGGAAAAAGAAATCTCGTGGTCAAGGTAAAAAAAGATAAATATGGCAACTCGTGACTTGTATTCCTCAAATAATTTTTATCGAATGTCATTCGGCGATTATGGATTTCGCCTTTTGGATTATACCCACGGCAACGCATCAACGCCAAGCGGTGAATATTTCTGTTCAATAGAATGCACCGAAAATTCAACCATTACACTTACAAACGACACCCCCGGAGGAGATAGCGGATTTACAAGTTTTTCAATAAAAGAAGGGCATATAATTTATGGTAATTTTACTGATATATCAATCACTCACGGTCAAATAATCTGCTATTTGCGTAAACCAAAATAAATGCTTGGTCTTGCTTTTAACGTAATTTCAAGGTCTAAGAAAACCAAGAAGATAATCAAAAAGTATCTTCAGGATAATCTTGAGGATTTGTGGAGCAATACTGAGGATAGATGGCAATCCTATAATTATGTTATTCCACTTACTTGGGATTCTATTAATGAAGTGTGGGACAGATACAACGAAAGATTGCCTGAAACTTGGGAGGTGTTGACTAAAAATTGGAATGCGGAAACGGAATTATGGGATGAAATATAAATTTGTTAAATTTGTAAAAAATTAATTATGGGTACTACACTATCGGGATTAAAAATAAAAGATACTTATCAAGGTCTTATCAAATTAAGTGATAACGCCGCCGCATCATCTTCGACAAAAGAACTGACTGATGGTGTTGGTAATGACTTAAATATACAAGTTGACACCACCGGGAGATTGGAGGCAACATCGTTTGTCATAACAAGTGGAACATCAAGCCAAATTCTTTTGGCAGATGGTACGGTCGGAACAACTTTGGGAACAAGTTTTTTGGCAGATGATTCGGTTACCTTTGCAAAATTAGAAGATAGGTATTCAGAACTTTCGGCACTTGGTAGTGGAACCTCTTTCGCCCTTAATTTTTTAAACGGTTGTACATTTACGGCAACCGCATCCGGTGCCGCAACCTTTACATTTTCAAACGCCGTTCAAGGTCAGGTTGTTGACTTGATTGTTACTGGAAATTACGCCTTGACATTTGCAGAAACCGGTTCAACTTTTAACCGAGTAGGTTCAACCACATACGATGGGTCATCAACAAATTTGATTCAAATAGTTTGCACGGATGACACGCCGGGTTCAAAAATATATCACTATTCAATTGCCACTTATTCATCGGCACAACCACAATAATATGAAAGCAAGAACTGAAAACGGTCAAATAAAAATTTATAAATCTTTACCTTCTGAATACACCAAGGATGATGGAACTGTTATTTTGAACTTTAGAAATGCCGATGCTGAAACTATTGAGGCGGAGGGTTTTTACGATGTTGTGAAACCATCATTTAATCCATTGACCCAAACAAAGGGTGGGATTCAGTTTGATTCAGAAAACAATGTTTTTACAAATGTAGTGACTGACATTGATTTTGACCAAGAAGTTGACATCATAGGAGAGGATGGAGAGCCAACCGGTGAAACAGAAAAAAGATACAAAGTTTCAGACTTACAATCAAGCATTTTGTCTGAACTCAAGCAAAAAGCAAATCAATTATTACAACCAAGTGATTGGCAAGTGGTAAGAAAGGCGGAAAGGGACATTGATATTGATTCAGATACACAAACAGAAAGGTCAGGCATATTGACGGAACTTGACAGAAAAGAATCGGAGGTTAATGCGTTGACATCCTATGCTGACTTGTTGCAATATGACAAAAGATTTTTCCCACCATCTGATGAAATAGAATAATATGAGTATAAACAAAAGATTAATAAGTACCGGTGCGGGTGCCATAACTTGTACAACTGATTCCACAGACCCATTTGGCGATTCAAGTGGTGTAGCATTATACAATCTTGATTATGATGCAAGTACTGCCCCTGATGGTACTGACTATTCAGGAAGCCCTACCAACGTTGAGTTCGGAGTAGGAGGCAAGATAAACTATGGTGCAAGGTTTAATGGGAGTAGTAGTTATATAGACTTAGGGACATCATTATTAGGCAGTAGGTCTGCTTTTAGCGTTTCTACTTGGGTAAATTTTGACAATATTAATACTCAAAACTTTATATTTTATAATAGTGAATCAGGAACAGGTGGTAATGTAGGTTTTTATGATTTTGGTAATGGGAGCATATATTTTCAACCCGATGCATCAACATCAGCAAACAGAGGTTATATAAGCAATTCAGGCATATACACAACAGATGAATGGGTTCATATTGTTATGGTTTTTGATGGTAGTGCAACAGGAAACTCCAACAGACTTAAAGCATACATACAAGGCACAGAAAGAACTTTAAATTATGATGGAACTATACCATCATCAACAGGGACATCAACCGCTAATAGTTGGATAGGAGGTAGGTCATCTACAAAGTTTTCAGGCGATATAGACCAAGTAAGAGTATTCTCTAAAGCGTTATCACCTGATGAAGTGGATGAACTTTTCGCAGAAGCCCCTTGTGTATATGAGTGTACTACTGATACAGTAAACTATCCTACAACGAATCTTGCTTATTACAAATTGGACAATAGTGCGGAGGATGAAACAGGAAGCTATGATGGTACTGAATCAAACATTGAGTACAGATTTGGAAGGTTTGGTCAAGCTGCGGTGTTTAATGGGAGTAGTAGTAGAATTGCTACAGGGTTAACATTACCTGCGGATTCAACAATGTCTTTTTCTTTTTGGTTAAAGTCAGCGTCTAATTCATCTGGAAACAATTACTTTTTATCTGATTTTGATTCAGCAGCAAACAATAATTCTTCGAGATTAAGTCTTGCTATTAGCACAAATAATGGTTTTAGAATATGGATATCTGATGGTTCAAGTAATTGGAATAGTACAGATGATATTGACCTGTCAAGTTATGTAAATTTATGGATGAATTTGGTAGTTGTTATTAATGGAACAGATGTGAAAGTGTATATAAACGGAGGTACTCCTACTACATTAACATCATCTGTTGCGTTTGGTACAGCAGGTTCAAGGCAACAACATATAGGTAGAGCAGGAGATTATAATGGTGGTGGGTATTACGAAGGTTCAATAGACCAAGTACGCATCTATTCAACTGCCCTTACAAGTAGTCAAGTAACCGAACTTTACGAAGAAAAACCTTGTGCAGATACATCTAACTTTAAGGCTGTATTGTATGAGGGGAATGGTGGAACTCAATACATTTCTAATGTAGGGTTTGATTTAGACGTTGATAATGGTGGAGATGGTGGTTTAGTTTGGATTAAAGTTAGAAGCGCAAGTGGTTACAACCATAATTTATTTGATACAATTAGAGGCGCTACATATAGGTTAATGAGTAACATATCAGATGCCCAAGATGCAAACGGAAAATTAACATCTTTTGATGCTAATGGATTTTCTTTAGGAGCAGGCGGTGATGCTAATCCGAGCCAATCTATGGTAGCTTGGGTATGGAAATCTGGCGGAGAGGCAGTCCAAAACAATGATGGTACTATTCAAGGTGCTAATTGTATAGTTTCTGCTAATACAGAAGCAGGGTTTAGTATTGTGAAATATACAGGTAATGCAACTGCAGGAGCAACAGTAGGACACGGATTAGATTATCCTCCTGACTTAATTATTGTAAAAAGTTTAGATCTCTCAAAAGATTGGTATGTTTTTTCTGAATTATTAGGTCAAAGTGGTGGAGAATATCAATTTTTAGAACTTAATGACAGCCCTGCCGCCAACACCTTTAATACTCAACAAGTTTGGAACGGTGTTTTACCAACAAGCGATGTGTTCACACTTACGGGGGGTAGTGCTGATAATACAATCAATGATGACTATATCGCCTACTGCTGGCATTCAGTTGCAGAATATAGTAAGATAGGTACTTATACAGGGAATGGCTCTACAACAGGTACTATTGTTTCTTTGGATTTTGCTCCAAGTTTTGTTGTGATTAAAGGGACTGACCAAACCTCTGATTGGATTATGATTGACAATAAAAGGGATACTACAAACCCAAATTCAGCAAGAATAGACGCCAATAGCTCTGGTGCGGAATATACTGGAGAAAATATAATGGATTTGAATACAGATGGTTTTCAATTAAAAACATCAAGTTCATCAAAAAACGGACTTGATAAAGTTTTTATATATATGGCTTTTAAATAATGAAGAAACTATTTTTTATACTACTTAGTACATTCACATTTGCCCAAGAGGATATATATGGGTTATGGGTTAGCCAAGAGGGTGAGTATGTTACCATCAGAGAAAACAATACCTTTGAAAGGTACACCAAAGAATCTACTTTAGCAAAAGGCAATATAGAACTAACAGAAGAAGGTATGCGTATTATACGCAAAGACACCCTAGACAACTATCAGCTATGCTACTATGTAGGAAATGAAACTATGGTAGTATGTAAACCAAGAGATGAAAAGGCTTGGTTATTTTATAAATTAAGATAACAATCGGAAAAATTAAAAAGTATTATATTTGTAAAAAATAAAGAATTATGGCATCTACTGTTTA